TTCCGTTACGTACATGCCGTAAATTTTGCCGTTACCGCCTATCAGCGGCCACGCCCGGCCCTCGTCGGCCATCGCTTTCAGCGTCAGCAGCGACACCGCGCCGCCGGTGATTTCCGGGCGCAGTTCGCCGCTCAGCGTGATTTTTTCATCACCCGGCCCGATAAACTGCGCAGCAGCCCGTTGCCCGACGCGGCTGTTTGTCGGCCAGCGGTAATCAGTGCTGTGTTGCAGTTCGCTGTAAGGCAGCGTCTGGCGCATGAACGGCAGCATGCCGTAAATCATCATCATGGTTTAATCCTCCCGTTCCATTCTGCTGCGCTGCTGCGCCTGGCGGTTTCGCTGTTCACGCGCCTGATGCTGCGCCATCAGCGCCAGCGCATCGTCTTTGGTCATGCCCGGATGCATATGAATGTCATACTGATAGCTGTTCTGGCTCTGGTCGGTGTAGCCTGCCTTTGCCGCTGGCGTCACGACCGGTTTATAGGCCGGGCCGCTACCGGCTACCAGATACGACGTGCCGCCCGTAGCCACCGCATCATGCTCCGGCACCTTATCCTTCAGGCCGCTGGATTTGGTATCGATAACGCCCAGCTTTTCCAGCACCCAGTCAATGCCGCCTTTCAGCTGGTTCAGCATATCGGCCGGAAACTTCAGGGCATCGGCCAGCATGGTGCCAAACTTTTTACCCATATCCCCGGCAGACGCCAGCTCCGCCTGCGTGGATTTCACCGGTTCCAGTAACCGGCCAAACCAGCCCCACAGCGATTTCACCTTACCGGTAAACCAGTCAAACACCGGCTTCAGCGGCGCAAACGCCGCGCTTATCGGCCCCATTGCCGCCGTAAAGCCTTCGGCCACGCCGGATATAAAGGCGCTTATCGGCTCCCAGTATTTACGGATCATCAGCGCACCGGCCACGATGGCGGCCACCACAGCCACGACAGGCAGCGTGATGGCACCCAGCGCTGCGGTGATCGCACCGCCTGCAATCGTGAAGCCCGCACTGAGCAGACCGGCCCCCTATCAGGGCATTAATCCCTGCCATCACCGGCCAGACAACCAGCCCCACGCCGCCCAGCACCGCCGCCAGCCCTGCGATCGCCCCGGCCGCCAGCACCAGATTGGAGGTCAGCGCAGGGTTGGCCTTTATCCAGGCGTTGAGTTGTGTGAGCCAGCCCGTTGCGCTCTGCGTCAGGGTGCGCAGGTGACCATCCATTCGGGTAAAGACGTTAAACCGCAGCCCCGAAAACGCGCCATGAAGTTTCGCCACGTCGCCGGATAAATTATCGCGCAGGGTTTTACCCATATTTTCAGCGGCACCATCGACTTCGCCGAGCTGGTTTTTAACCCCCGCCAGCGCGCCGAGAAAAGCCGGTATCTGGTCAACCGATAAATCTTCAACCGGTGTGCCAAACAGGGCAATCGCCGCATTTGCCCGTTCCGCCGGGTCTTTGATGGCAAGCAGCCCCTTCGCCGTCTTCTGCATCGCCGCCCGTGCCTTATCGCCGCCGGTGGCAATATCGCGTGACATTTTTTCGGCGTTAAGGCCAATCTGCTTATACGCGGCGACGCTGTTTTTCGACATATCCGAACCGCGAATGCTGAATTCCTTGATGGCATCGCCGGTCTTATCAAGGGCAAACTTACCCTGTTTCGACATATCAACCAGCAGGGACATCGCCTCCGCGCCGGTGAATCCCATGTTGCGAAAGTGGGTTGAATACTCATGAAGAATTTCAGGCAGTTCGCCGCGCATTTCAGCAGAGAGATGCTGCATACCTGACACAATCAAATCCATCGCCTCGTCGCTGCTGCCCGCGAGGTTGTTTTTCATCATGATCGCGGCAATCTGGATGCTTTCGGCCGTGTCAGTGCCAAAGGTGGTCTTCATGTCCAGCGCCTTGCGGGTGATGCGGTCTAACTCAGCCTCGCCCACGTCGCCCAGCGTGCCGAGCGTGCTGCGTACCGCTGACACGGCCTCGGTAATTTCCGCGATATCGCCGCTCACCCCTGACGCATTGATGCGCTGAATGGCTGCGGTGTACTGACTGCCTTTCGCGGCATCCTCACCCTGACGGGCTGCAATCATCGCACCGCTTTGCTGTGACTGAATTTCGGGGGCCATTAACCGGCTACCGGCATACAGTGCAGCGGTGCCTGTTCCGAGCGCGGCGGCGCTGACGTTGCGCACACCTGCCGCCGCGCTTTTGCCCCGTTCGTACCGCTGGCTTATCGCGTTCAGCCGCTCCTGTTGTTGGCTCACACGGGCTAACGCTTCGCGCTGGCGGTTGATGGTTGCGGTTGTCTCCGCAATGCTGTTGCGCAGCGTGCGCCCGGCAGCGGACAGATTCCGGGTATCGATGCCGGACTGTTGCAGCTCGGTGCGCTGGCGCTGGACGGACTGGCGCAGGGAATTATATTTTTCCTGCATTGCTGCCGCGCTGCGTTTGGCATTTTCAAAGGCTCTGACCTGCGCCGCCGTCGGGCTGGCCGAGTTGCGCATCTGTACGCCCAGCGCGGCGGCTTCCGCTTTGGCTTTTTTCAGCGCCTCACCGGTCACGGCCAGCTGGGCGCTGACGTTACGAAAGCTGTCGATACGGCGCGCCTGTGCGTTCAGCGTCTTCAGTTCATCCTGTGAGCCACGGATATCGCCTGCCAGCGTTCTGCTGGCGGTCTGCACCGCTTTAAAGGGACGCGTCGCCTGGTCTACCGCTTTCAGCAGTACCTGCAACCTGAGGTTGTTACTCATCCGGGGATACTCCGCTGCGCATCAGGGCTTTATGCCGCCAGTCCAGTAGCTCGGCCAGCGGCATGTCGTACATTTCAGACGGGGGCCAGTGAAAGATGACCGCAACGTCGGCCATCAGGTCGTTCACGGTCAGGCTTCGGGGCCAGTCGTGTCGGCCGACTTCGGCAACAAAAAACCGATCACTTTCCCGCCCAGCGTAATCAGGTCAACCGGATCGAGGTTCAGGCACTCCGCTTTTGTCAGTGCGGGCAGGGTAATGCGCGGCAGCACGGACAGCAGGGCGTCCACGTCCGAGGCGCACAGGTCAGCCAGCCGCACGCCGCGCAGCGCGCCCGCGTTGGGTTTAAACAGTTCCACCTGGCTGATTTCGGTCTCGCCACGCTTCAGCGGGGTTTCCAGGGTGATCACGTTTTCGTTCTGTTCCATTTTCGTTACTCGCAATAGTCAGGTTTATTCAGGGCCAGCGCCGGGCGCTGGCGTCAGGGTTACATCAGGCCGAGGTTCTTGCGGCGCTGCTCCAGCAGGTCGGTGCCGTTCACCTTTTCAATCATGTTGATGGTGTCAATTTCCATCAGCTCTTTGCCGTCCCACGTCAGGCGGAAATAGGTGTTTTTGGTGGTGATCTTGGTTTCGGTATCCTCGCCCTGTTTGGCCTCGCCAAAATCAAACGCCTGATGCCTGCCGCGTACCTCAATCTCCACTGCGATTTCCTCGCCGGTGTCGTCGCGCTGGTAGGAGCCGGTAAAGCGCAGCGGGACGGCCGCGCTGCTGCCCCACTGTTTCAGCACCAGATCGTCAACGCCGCCGATCGTCCACTCCATATCCAGCGCATCATCGTCCAGCCCGTTATCCACGAACGCGGCCCCGTTCATGCCGCCGCCCCGGTAGGCGTCCAGCTTGCGTGACAGCTTCGGCAGGGTGACGGCGGTCACCACGCCCTGATAGCTGTTTGAATTGTTGAAAAGGTTCAGCCCTTTTAATTTGCGGGGTAATGCCATTTATCCGGCTCCTCAGCTGTTAACGGATGCGGCGAAGTTCGCCAGATATTTATCGGTGATGCGCTGGCGCAGGGTTAAATCTTCCAGCGGCGGCACCGGCGTGTAGTCGTAATCAATAAAGAGCTTGCCCGCCTTCAGGGTGTCTTTATCGTTGGCGGTATCGTCATACCAGCATGACGCGCCGAGCAGGTAACCGGCGCTGACCAGCTCGCGGAATTTGGCGTTGATGCCCGCGATAATGTCGCGCACCAGTACCGGCGTCAGCGGCTTGTCGTTGGCCCACATATGCGCCTCGGCCATCGTGTCGGCAATCACCTGGGCGGTGCGGGTGTAGTTTTCAAAGGCGAACAGCGGATCGTCGCTGCAGGTGCGGTTGCCCCAGAAGCGGAAGCCGTCCTTGCGGATAAGCGTGGTGACGCACGCCTCGTTGAGCAGGTCGGCATCGGTGCCGGTCTGCTGCAAATCCCAGAAGACCGAGGCGGAAATGCCGGTCACGCCGTTGATGCCGACGTTCGACAGGGTTTTGTGCCAGCCGGTTTCGGTGTCAATTTTTGCACGCAGACCCAGCGCGCGGGCAGTGGCATAGGCGGTTTCCGACTGGTTGGCGGTGGTGTTCCAGGCGATAAAGTCCGGCCAGATAACCATCAGCTCGCGCTGGCTGAAGTTCTCGCGGTACGCCATCGCCTCGGAAATGGTCTTGCAGCCCCACGCCGAGACGTAGGCAAAGGCGCGCAGCTGCTGAGCAATGCCGGCAAGCGCGGTTGCGACCTCCAGTGCATCGAGGCCCGGCACGCCGAGGATGCGCGGCTTGACACCGAGCTGCGTCTGCGCGCTCAGCAGCGCCTTCATGCCGGTGTAACGGCCGTTTTCATCGGTGGTGCCGATAATGTTCGAGGTGGTTTCCGCCGGCGTGGCGCCTTCCGCCACGCGCACCACGACGGTGACGGGCTTCGCCTGGTCGGCGATCGCCTGCAGCGCGGCGGCCAGCGTGCCTTTTTTACCGGCCTTGCCGACCGCCGACAGGACGTTGGTGATCAGCACCGGCTCATTGAGCGGAAAGGCGGCGGCATCGGCATCTTCTGCCGTGCAGACCATTCCCACGATTGCCGTGGATACGGTTGAAATGGTGCGCGTGCCGTCGTTGATTTCGACGACGCGGACACCGTGATGATAATCAGACATCTGATGCACTCCGTGTTATGGGTGCGCTCAGATTGTCAGCTCAGGCGTGCCGGTGCATTCCTTCAGGGTTCGCTGGTCGGTGACCGGACAGAATCACGCAGGCACTGCTGCTTTTCTGCGGGAATGTAGCGATAAAGCGTCTTTACGGACACTTCCAGCACCAGGGCAACCTGATGCAGCGTGGCGCCGTTCGCCAGCATTCTTTCAGCCCGGCCGACAACTTCAGGCGTCATTATTCGCCGACGGCCACCGATACGGCCCTTTTCCCGCGCGGCCGCCAGACCTGCGCGGGTGCGCTCCACAATCAGCTCGCGCTCCATTTCAGCGAGCGCCCCCATAACATGAAAGAAAAAGCGGCCCATTGGCGTACTGGTATCAATGCTGTCGGTCAGGCTGCGGAAGTTTATTCCTTTTTCGCGCAGTTCCTCAGTCAGCATGACGAGATGGCGCATACTCCGTCCAAGCCGATCCAGTTTCCACACCACCAGTGTGTCGCCCTCCTGCAGACAGCGCAGTGCTTTTTTCAGTCCCGGCCTGTCTGACTTTTTCCCGCTTATTCTGTCTTCAAAAATCAGTTCACAATTTGCGCTCTGCAGCGCGTTACGCTGCAAATCAGTGTTCTGGTCGTTTGTTGACACCCTGATGTAGCCAATCAGCACAGTAAACCTCGCATAAATGGCGTGGAGTGTGCCAGCCTGGCGCTTTTCAGTGCCAAGAATTTCTTTCGGTTTTGGGTTGGTTTGGGAGAGGGAGCAAAATTAGGCGCAGCGGTGTGTGTGACCGGCTCTACAGGCTATATGACTATCCCGGCAATGGTCGCCGGGAAAGAACGGGCGATCATATTGCAGTGGTTTGGTGCTGCTACAACTGATTATGTGACACCAGTTACTGCGAATTTCCCTATTGCATTCCCAAATGAGTGCATGATTCCGTTATTTAGTGATGTATCAACTGGGGCTGTTGATTTGAGTTCTACAGCCGCATATAGCTTAGCGGCGGGCCGATCATACTATACGACGGTAACAAGAACTCAGATTACATGTGCTGGCTACGGTGGCTTTAGAGTTTTCGCGATTGGATGGTGATTAATATGTTTTATTCTGCAAAAGAAAATGCGTTCTACGCTGATGAGTTAAAAAGCATTTATGAAAATGCAGGTAGCTGGCCTGTCGATGCCGTTGAAGTAAAGTATTCTGTATTCGTTGAGTTTGCTGGAGAACCACCTAACGGAAAATTACGCGCTCCTAATTCTGATGGTTTACCCGAATGGATAGATATTCCAGAACCAACTGAAGAGGAAATTATTGCGTTGGCAGAGACGGAAAAATCACGACTGCGTGCTTCAGCAGACTCTGAAATTGAATGGCGACAGGACGCCGTTGATGCGGGAATTGCGACGGATGAAGAGACCGTCGCACTAGCAGAATGGAAAAAATATCGGGTACTGCTGATGCGTGTCGATACAGCAGCCCCGGAATGGCCTACGCCTCCGGCGACTCAGGCCAGTTGATATCTGGTGCGCTGGATATGTCCACAGAATCCAGCGCATCGAGATAATCCAGCCATAGGTTATATTGCTCTTTTTCTGTCTCTGTCAATCGTCCTAATGCGGCCTTGCCGGGCCATTGCTTTTTGTTCATATAGTCATTGGCCTGGTCAGTTCTCGACAGCTTTTCTCCTTCGGCAGTATCGACATTGGCTGCGTGCTGAGCTTCTACATCTGTTACCCACTGTTCCCCATCCCATTTATCATATAATGATGTAGGGGCAATGGGTGTTGTATGAGTGGGATAATCGCCAAGTGTCGTCACTTGAACTTGTTGCATCGTCTCTGTGCTATAAACGGTTTGGCCTCTGTTGTCGATAATGTATATCCATGATGTAAGGTCTGCTGTTCGACAAATAGCAAATCCGTCTTTGGTTTCGCCAGGCGCGTCAGTGCATGAATTCGCAGGAATGCCCACACCAACGGGTAAATATTCAACCGTTGAAGAAAGATATTCGCGTGTTTCACCATCGTAGTTAAATACAGTAATATCACCGGCCACCGTGGCAATGAGTTCGTTGTTTAATTTTGCCTGCGTCATTATGCGGCCCTCACAATGTAATTAAACGCCACGTTACGTGGGCGGTTTTCACTTGCAGTTGGCACAACCCTTGAAACATCGAGGGCTACAATCCTGTCTTTCCATTTATCTTCTACAGTTGGGTTTGATGAAACGGTCGCCCTGTCAACATATCGCGCCCCCGTACTTTTGTTGTATATGGCACCACTTGAAGTTGCCAGCGAACTTAATGTGTAATCCATTTCACCCGTAATATTTCTAATGGCGTCCCCTTGGGCTGAAAGTAGTACTCGACCACTATCCACCCCTCGCCCATCATCCCAGCCACGAATAAACTCCCCCCGCAGGTCTGGAAGTTTCAGATCCGGATAGGCTAGTGCCAGCTTAGGGTACTGGGAGGCGGTGAACACGGCTCCGTTGCATTTAAGCCATCCCGTTGGTGGTGTTGATGATGACCACGGAATGGGGACGCCAACCGGCAATGCAGAACCTTCTCCTAAACCAAGATTTTTGAGAAACGCAGCCACGTCCGCGATATCGCTGCCGTTTTTCGCTATATCCATTTTCCCGGCTAACTGGTTAAGAACAGTGGCAGAAAAATGCGGGTCATTTCCCAGCGCATCAGCCAGCTCTTTCAGAGTATCGAGCGCGGCAGGTGCCGCACCGGTCAGAGCTGCCAGTGCTGCCTGCACAAAAGCCGTGGTTGCCAGCTGCGTGGTGTTGTTGCCCGCTGCAGGCGTCGGGGCTTTTGGCGTGCCGGTAAATGTCGGGCTGGCTTTCGGCGCGTACTGCGGATGTGGATCAGCAGCGGCCAGATGTTTTTCCATCAGGCCGTCAGCATAAGCCCGCACCTCGATAACTTTATCATCCACGTATTTACGCGTTGCCAGCACCACCGACGGGTCAATTTTCAGCGTCACGGCCGCCGTGCTGTTCACAATTAAAATCATGCGAATGGTCTGAGTGCGCCCGCTGCCTTCCTGCAGCTGCGGCTTGTAGGTTTCGGCACAGTTCGCCACGGCCACCATATCGCCGTCGGCATCAAACAGGCCGATTTCACGTATCCAGAAGCCGCCTTCATTTTCCGGGATCACCTGCTCGGCAATAATCTGACTGCTGTTCACCGCATCAATGCTCAGCGAATTCAGCGCGGCGCGGCGCTTTTCATTAACGAGCCTGGTCTGTGAAGCGTCAGGCGTTGGTAACGTGCCGCCGCCGTCACCCACGGCCATTTCGGTAATCTGGATTTTGGTGCCGAGCGCTGCTGCGTTGGCAAGCTTTGCTGCGCCCTGATTTGTCAGCAGGGCATAAAATTTTGTTGTCATGCGTGTACGTCCGTCAGGTCAGTAATATGCACCGCTGCGCCGGTATAGCCCGGCCCGCTCACGGTAATGGTTTCGGGTGTATAGGGATAAACAGTCAGCTCATCGCCGCTGTAAGCCGCCGCCGCTACCGGCAGCGCGCCGGTTGAGTCCAGGTTAATCGACAGCCCGATAAGGTGGCGACTGCAGGGTTTTGCATCCGCAATCAGGCGCTCCAGCTCGTTATACATTTCCTGTGTAATGCCGGTATCCAGCACGCCCACATCGAGGCGAAACGTGCCGGGCGCCTCGCCGGTTTTCCACCACTCAATGATGCGTATCAGATAACCGAGCGGCTCCACCACGCGCCGCAGCGAGCCGATGGTGCCTTTGTGCCGGTGAACGTATTCCGATGCGGCGACCACGCTGCGCTTTGTGGCTTCCGGCCAGCTCGCGTCCCAGCGGTCAACCGACCAGGCCCAGGCGAGATACGGCAGCAGCTCAACCGGGCAGGTCTGCGCGTTCCACAGCCTGCGCAGCGGCACCGGAATTGCTTCTATCTTCGCGCAGGCGTCAGCGGCGGCCACTTCCAGCACCGACGAGCCGGACGGCAGCAGACGATCACTCATCCGACCCCCCAACCGTTATGCGGAAGCCGGTGCAGTAAGCGGCCTGCGTCTTGTCCAGCACCACGTCAGCGGCAGGCTGCGCCAGCTCCACACGCTGCACGCCTTCAACATGCAGCGCGGCATAGAGTGCTGACTTGCGAATGTCGCGGCCGAGGCGCGCCTGCGCACTGACAAAGGCAGCAAGCTTTTTCTCGGCAGCGGCGCGCACAGGTTCAGCTTCCGGCCCCGGATAGAGGTACAGCGCCGCCTCAACGGCGTAATTCACAATCGACGCCGACTGCACCGTGACGCGATCGGCAACCGGGCGCACGTTCTCATCGTTCAGCGCGGCATCCACCACGGCCAGCAGGTCGGGCGGGGCTTCGCCGTTATCCTCACGCGACAGCACCGTGACGGTAACGCAGGCGGGCGACGGGCTGATGGCCGAGGCATCCGCCACGCGGCCGTCGGCGCTTTTCGCGTGATATTCGTAGGCGCCGGTCGGCCCGGCCACGCTCAGCCCTTCAAAGGCAGACGCCACGCGCAGCCGGAAATCGTCGTCACTTTCCATCACGGCGGGCGTCGGCGGGATGGTGGTATCGTCGGCCGGGGCAAGCGTCAGGCGGGTAACGCCGTTGTTTGCGCCGAGCTGGTCGAGGTCGCCGTCACTGGCGTAGGCCACCATGTTTGCCTGCGCCGCCTCATTCACGCGCTGACGCAGAATGACCTCGCGGTAGGCGTTTTCCTGTAACAGCTTCACGATCGGCTCGGACTCCAGCGACAGCGTGCGGGCAATCGCCGCCTGCTGCTCAGCGGGGTACAGCGAAATCAGCGTGGCCTTGCGCTCGGCCAGCAGCGTTTCGTAATCCAGCACCTCAACCACATCGGGCGCAGGCAGCTGGCTCAGGTCAATGGTTGCCATAGTTTCAGCTCACGGGAACGGTTAGTGAAAAATCCTGCGTGGTGTCGGTGCGGCTGCCGGTGATTTCCACCACCATGCCGCCGTCAAAAGCAGGCTCGTAGCTGATGGACGTCAGCTTTATGCGCGGCTCCCACTGCAAAATCGCCATGTAGCAGGCCGACATAATTTGCAGGCGCAGCGCTGCGTTCTGCGGCTGGTCAATCAGCGCTGACAGCAGCGAGCCATAGCTGCGGCGCATAAGCCGGGAGCCGATCGGCGTGGTAAGAATATCGCGCACTGACTGGCGGATATGCTCAAGGTCTGCCAGCGCCTCGCCGGTGTCACGGCTCATGCCGGTATAATTTTCAGCTGTCATTGCGGGCCATCCGTTTTGCTGCCGCCGCGTTGTACGCCGCCGTGTGTGTGCTTATCCGCCACGACGCCGTTAGAGCTGAATACGCCACCGCTGTGCTGCACATCGCCTTTCATGGTGCCGCCGCCGGTCAGCTCAAAGGTGGCGGTTTTCAGCGCCTGGGTGCATTCAACCAGCGGGCTGTCCAGGGTGATGCTGACCGCTGCCTTAATCAGCGCGGTCTGGATGCCGGTTGCGGTCAGCGCGCCGGTGTCCGGCTCGTATTCAATCACGGCACCATCCGGGAATGACCAGTGCAGGGCGTCAGCCGATGCCGACGGCGCGGGGTTGTTGTCAGAAAACACGCCGGGCAGCACAAAGCCGGTGTCAAGCTCGCCGCCGAGGCAAAGGACAAGCACCTGTTCACCCACTGACGGCGCACTCCATGAGCGTGAGCGCCCGGCGCGGGCGGTAAGCCAGTGCAGCCAGTCGGTGGTGTTGTCGCCCGTATCCACACGGCAAAGCCCGTCGTCCAGATTGACGGCGGCCACGGTGCCGATGCGGATCAGGTTGCGCAGCAGGCGCAGGATTTCGCTGATTTGTTCGTTCATGGCGTTAGTGTTACGCCGGAGGGCTGGAGCGACAATCAATCGTCGCCCGCTGATAAATCACCGGACAGGTTATTCCGCCAGGCGGTTAATGATTTCCATCTCAATTGCGTGTATATCGGCATCGTTCAGGCCGAGCAGCGGGCGCGCTTCATACAGCACCTCTTTCACCTTACGGGCTGGCCGGTCGCGCAGTCCGTAATGATGCACGCGGGCCATGCGCTGCACCTTGCCGGTAAACTCCACCACGGCGTCGTCGGCGCTGCCCTTTGCCTTCATGTACTTTGCGGTGCGCAGCTTTTTGAACATCTCATGCTTTACCCGGCCTTTCTTTTCCCTGACCGGCTGCGCCCGGCGCGGCGCAAACGGCGTGCCGTCCGGCGCCTGCTGGCGCTTAATGTTCTGTTGCTGGCTGGCGCGCAGCCGCTTCGCAATATTGCGGGCCATTTCTTTACGCGTTGCAGGCGACAGGTTCGCAATCAGCGCGGCCAGACGTCCGTCGAACGCTTCCAGCCCACTCATGGTGCCAGCTCGCTGACCAGCTCACCATGCACATAAAGCTGAAGCGGCCGGTTGACGTTTTCCGGCAGCGGCGGCTCGCCGATGTGGTCAACGTGCAGCGCATCGCCGTCCTGCTTCACAAGCACGCGCTCGGTGAGTTGCAGGTCAATGCTGATATCGCAGAGCGTGTCGCTTAACACATCCACCTTAAAGGTGAAGCCGGTGCGGCGCTTTTCTTCGGTCGCCATAATGTCGGGCTGGTTCTCGCGCAGCCAGGCCAGCACCGGCACCATCACCAGATCGATATTATCGGCATAGTCGGTGATCACCAGATTCAGCTGATACTGGTATTCAAACGACAGCGAGCTGGCGAGCGTCGAAGCAATCCGGCCGCTGTCGATAAAGATATTCAGGCTGTCAGGGTTTCGCGCCAGCAGCGGGACGCTGTTTGTCAGCGCCTCGCGCAGCTGTTTCGGTTTCAGCATCGTGTTGCTCCTGGCATTCTTTGATGGTTTCCACCTGCAACCCGCACGAAACGAGCGCAGCCTCTAACTGGCGGTTATCAGCGGCCAGATCGCCCTGCGTCTGTAGCCGGTTGCCCGGCACCGGGCAGCTGGTCACGCGCGGACAGCCAGTCCAGATAATCGCGGGCGCTGCTGAAGGCGGGGCGACTGTGCAGCCGGATAACATCATCAGGCAGAGCATCAGCAGACCAGCTGCGTAGTGTCGGGCTTGCATCGGTTTCCCTCTGTATTTTCAGTTCACGGTTAAGAGCGGCCGTGCTGGCGCGCCCCTGCATCAGCCGCAGCGCCGCCTCACGTTTCGCCCCCGCACGGGCTTCATCGTTCAGGCGGTTAATTGCCCTGTCGCGGCTTTCAATTCCGGCCGACAGCGTGCCGATAACGCGCTGCGCCTGCGTCAGCTCATTTTTTGCCGCCTTCCACTGCCAGCCGGTCACGCCCAGCGCCAGCAGAGCCACGGCCAGCATCCCGGCAAACAGGCGCATCATGCCGCCCCCTTCAGGCACCGGGCCATTTCACGATCGCGGCGGTTTGCCAGCCCCTGCGCGAAAACGCCCTTCACAAAGACCCAGCGCTTCAGCTGCATACAGGCGCTGCGCCACTCGCCCCGGTTGATGTAAGCGCCGAGCGTGGAGCGGCAGGCGGCATAGGTGCCGACGTTGAACGCCCAGGACACCACCGCGTCATAAACCGGCTGCGGCATGTCGTTGCGCATGCAGGAATCAATCACGCGCTCCACGCGCATCACGTCATACACCAGATTCACCGCCGCCTGGCGCTCGCTGACTACGCTCTGTGGCGTCACGCCTTCGGTATGGCCGATGCCGTTTGTCCAGACACCGGCGCTGCACTGGTACGGCGAGGTACGACAGCCTTCCGCATCCGCAATCAGCTGTAGCCCCGCTTCCGACGTTTTCAGGGTCTTGAACTGCGGCAACAGGGCGGCAATGGCAAGCACGGCCGCCACGGTGCAGCGTTTAGCGGTCTGGCTCAAGGTTCACCCCCTGCACGCTCTGGCGCTGCAATTCATAGGTTTTGCGGCGGTAATGCCAGTTAATAAAAAAGGTCGCCACGTTAATCACCACGGTGATCACGGCCACGCCGGAGCCAACCATAAAGGCAATCTCCTGCGGCGTGTGGCGGCCAAACCACATCAGGATGAGGCCGATCAGGTAGTTAATCAGCGAGCTGATTTTCTCCATGTTTGTTAGTCCCACAGGTTAACGGTTTCGCCCGTTGAGGCTTCCGGCAGCGGCGGCAGCGTCACCTCGCAGCCGTGCGGCAGCACCGGCCCGCTTTCCGCGAGGCCGGGATTGGCGGCATAAACCTGTTCAACCACCTGCTGCGTGCGCCCGTAATAGCGAAAGCAGATTTCATCAACGGTATCGCCCTGCTGCGCGTAAATTCTCATTACAGCAGGCTCACAATGCAGCCGGGCCTTTCGGCGATGCGGCTGATACTGAAACGGGCGTCACGCCAGTATTCGTCGGCGGTGCCTTCCACCACGTCGGCCTTTTTTCCGGCGGCGTCGTAGCCGCGATAGCGTTCGGCAATGGTGGCAGCCGTCAGCGCCGCCACGGCGGCAAAATAGTGCGTGACCTTTTCGCTTTCGCCGTCGAAGGTTTCGGCAGGCACCGACGTCAGCAGGGGAAAGCCTGCCGCCATCCTGTCCGCCCGCCAGTCGTACAGCTCGGCGTTCACTTCGGAAATCGCGGTCTTTACTGCCAGCCGCAGACGGTCGGCGGTGACGGTGCCTTCCAGGCGCAGCGCGTTGCGCAGCTGTTGCAGGTCAATGTCAGGCCAGAAAAAGGTGTTTTTCACCGGCGGCTCGGCATCGGGTGCCGGTCGCTGTCCGTTTATCACTACTGAAGTCATTTCATGGCCTCTGAATAGGTGGGCGGTGGAGGACGGCGCAGACGCTTAACAAGCGCATTGCCGTCCTGCCGCCCGGCGCGGGGCGCGTTCTGTCAGCGGCGGGCCGCAGCCTGCTTTTTCATGACCGCAGCCAGCCGCTCAATGTCTTTTTTAACGCCGCAGCCTTCATGCAGTTGCAGCGCCCGTGTAAGGTGAGGTAACGCCTCGTCAGCCCTGCCCGCATCGCGCAGCACATACCCGGTAATTTTGTGCAGCTTGGCGCGCACCTGGTCGGGCATGTCTTCGGATTCCGTCAGCCTGAGCGTTGCCAGCAGCGGGTTGATATCCACCGGTGCTTTTACCGTCCAGGCACGCGTCGCCGCGCTGGCCACTTCCTCGGCCAGCAGGTAGGCGGTGCTGTCACGCTTAAAGCCGTCAGGCGGGACAAGCCCGTGCGTCAGGGCGTGGCGCGCAATCTCCAGCGCGCCGGGAATGTCGCCCGTATCAAGCCGCCAGATCATGACGGTCATCAGGACGGCATCCTGCACGGCTTTCCCCTGGCTCAGCACGCCCGCCACCCACGGCTGATAGTCCGGCAGCATCTGGCGCTTCAGCTCCGCCTTGCGCTCGGTGGAGCGCACTTTTTTCAGGCGACGCTTGTCGTCGTTGAGCTTTACCAGCATCTGCTCATAGCCGGTTGCGTGGCGCAGCGGGTTGCTCTGCTGCTGTGCGGCCTCAATGGCCTGCTGGCGCATCATGTGACGTCGGGCAGGGCTTAACATGGTTTACGCCTCCGGGGTTGCTGCCGGGGTTTCCGTTCCGGTGGCCGCCGTGGCTGCCGCCTTCACTTCCGGCACGTCGGACAGCTCGATGTTTTCCACCAGGCAGCCCGCCGCGTAGTCTTCCACCACGTAGTCCTCGTTGACGGACTCGTAGTTTTCGATGCGGTCGCGCTTCGGCACCTCGTCAATCAGGCGGCGGTGCGTGCCTTCCTGCCAGTAAATCGACAGGTTATCGAGACGCGTGATCATCAGGGCGTTGGCCGGGAAATACGGCACGCGCACGGCGGGCAGGTTGCCGATGCGTTTCTGGCTGACAATCAGGTCGGCGGCCAGCTGCTCAGTGTTGGCCTGGCTCTGGTTCACGATAGGGAAATACTTGTCGGCCAGCAGCTGACGGCCGCAAATCACAACCAGCTCCGGGTCTTCCTGATACCACGGCTCAATCAGGGTGTTGGTGGCATCCATCACCAGTGCGTCAAGGTTGACATAGGTACGGCCCTTGCCGACCAGCACCTTGTCTTCCACCGTACCGTTTTCAAGGGTGACTGTACTCATTACGCGCTTTGGCGCGTTGTCGCGATACTTCTGCAACCAGCCCACGGCCACGTCCTGCAACATGGGGTTAGTGGCGCGATTGGAAGTTTTGGCGCGGTGGGTGCCGTTAAAGCCGATCATGATGCGGTCGAGTGACTGGCGCTTTACGATGGCATCACGCAGGCGGGCCTGAAAGTCTTCATAACGCGCCCACAAATCCAGCGTGTTATAGCGAATATGAAAGTCGTAGTTCACCTGCGCACATTCATACATGTCGCTGTCCAGCGCGGCAAAGTCAGCGGTTTCGCGCTCGTCGCCGCCTGCGGTGTCGGTGGTGCTGGCAATCGAGCCGGTCACGCCGATGCCGATTTTCTCGCCCTTCATTTCAGCAACCGGCACGATGTTGATACGGGTCAGAAAGTCCGAGGACTCCTGCACACGGTTCATCAGGGTCTGCGTGACCGACGGCTCCACGGTGAATTTTTTGTTCATGTCGCCGGTGTCAACGCCGTTCAGCTCGGCCAGGCGGGACATAAAGGCGTTAAATTTAAAGCGGGTGTTCTGGCGCATCTGCGCTCCTGTTCTGTTCAGTTATCGGGTTGTGGTTCAGGCAATGCCTGTCAGCAGTCGGTCTGCGCGCCGGATTTCGGGTCGCTGCCGGTTGCTGCCGGGCGACGGGTAAAGCTGGCGCCGTCATTCTGCGAAAGCTGCGTTTTCAGCGCGCTGAAGGCGCTGCGGTCGTCTGCGCTCTGCTGCTCCAGCGCCTCAAGGCGTCCGGTTAAGCCCGCTTCCAGTGCCGACAGCTTCTGCGTCAGCTCTTCCTCGTTCTGCTGTACCTTTTCCGCCACGGCGGTGACGGCCGCGCCCATGTCGGCAAACTGCTCGCTGTCGGTTTTCTTTTTGCGGGAAAACAGGCCGGTGACGTAACTCAGAACGGACGGAGCCGGATCGGATTCTTCGGTGAACTCAATCAGCGTTTCTTCCGCAGCGGTAAACAGGTTGTCTTTATGCAGCTTGCGTGAGGCCAGCGGATTCGCCGCAGCGGTGGCGCTGAAGCTCAGAATCTCAGTGCCGAGGCTCGCCGGGTCGTCGGTTATGGCCAGACCAACCAGATAGGCCTCGCCGGTGTCGGCAAACGCCGGATTCACCTCAATGGAGGTGTAAATTTTCTGGCGTGCCTTTGTCAGCGCAACCAGCTCCGGCGTCGGGTCAATCCAGCCATACAGCGCCAGCTTGCCTTTCAGCGGGCCGTCGGTGATTTCTGCGGCTTCCACGGCGGTGACATCACCAAAGCGGCGGAAGGTGCCGTCAGGCCCGTAGCTCTTGATGTGTTCCATATTGATGCGGGCGCCGTAGACGGACGGGTCATAGCTCGCCGCCATCTGTGAGATCCAGTCACGGGAAATTTTGCGCCCGTCGGTGGTTGCGCCTTCGACGGCGATGCGAAAACGCTTTGCTTTAGTTGCCATTAATCAGGCTCCGGTCAGGGGTGTGGTTCGGTTCGGGGTCAGTTTCCCTGCCACAGGGTTTTCCCTCAACGTAAGCCGGTTTGCTCACGGATGAGCGGACAGGGACAGCGGGCGCGGGCGTTTTGGCACCGGTAGCCTTATCGCCATGAACATGACACCCCCAACCACCATCAGCGATCCGCGCCGCCAGGCAGCCCTGCTTTACTGGCAGGGTTACTCTGTGCGCCAGATAGCGGAAACGCTCAGCATCAAAACGCCGACCGTGCAGAGCTGGAAGCTGCGCGACGCGTGGGAGGACGTTGCGCCCATCAGTCGCGTGGAAGCCAGCATGGAGGCGCGGTTAATTCAGCTCATCCTGAAGGAGGTCAAAGGCAATGGTGACTACAAAGAGATAGATGCGCTTGGCCGTCAGATTGAACGCCTCGCCCGCGTGGAGCGCTACCGCAGCAGCGGCAACGAAGCCGATCTGAATCCGAACGTACGCAACCGTAACAAAGGCGAGCGCCAGCCTGTCGTGAAAAACGTCTTCAGCGACGAGCAGGCGGAAAAGCTGACCGGCCTGTTTATGGATAACTGCTTTGAGTATCAACTCAACTGGCACAGGGCCGGACTGGATCACCGTATCCGCAACATCCTGAAGTCACGCCAGATTGGTGCCACGTTCTACTTTGCCCGCGAGGCGCTGATTGACGCGCTGACCACCGGGCGCAACCAGATATTTTTATCAGCCAGCAAGGCGCAGGCGCACGTCTTTAAAAACTACATCATCGACTTTGCCCGCCAGGTGGACGTTGACCTGAAAGGCGACCCGATTGTGCTGCCGAACGGTGCCCGCCTGATTTTCCTCGGCACCAACGTGCGCACCGCGCAGAGCTACACCGGCAACCTGTACCTTGATGAATATTTCTGGATACCGAAATTTCAGGAGCTGCGAAAGGTCGCCAGCGGCATGTCGCTGCATAAAAAGTGGCGCACCACCTACTTTTCCACGCCGTCGAGCCTGTCGCACTCCGCTTATCCGTTCTGGTCAGGCGAGCTGTTCAACAAGGGACGGCGCAGCAAAGCCGATCGCATCGAAATTGACCTGTCGCATACGCATCTGGCGAAAGGCGCGCTGTGCGGCGATGGTCAGTGGCGGCAGATTGTCACGGTTGAGGATGCGCTGACCGGCGGCTGTAACCTGTTTGACCTCGACCAGCTACAGCTGGAATACAGCCCGTCGGAATACCAGAACCTGCTGATGTGTGAGTTTGTGGACGATGAGGCGAGCGTGTTCCCGTTCGCCGAGCTACAGACCTGCATGATCGACAGTCTGGAAGAGTGGAGCGACTTTAACCCGTACCTGCCGCGCCCGTTTGATTACCGCCCGGTATGGATTGGTTACGACCCGTCGCACACCGGCGACAGCGCAGGCTGCGCCGTTATCGCGCCGCCGCTGGTTGCGGGCGGCAAGTTTCGCGTGCTGGAGCGTCACCAGTGGCGGGGCATGGACTTTGCCGCGCAGGCAAAATCCATAGAGGACTTAACGAAAAAATACGCGGTGGAGTATATCGGCGTGGATGCGACCGGCATCGGACAGGGCGTTTTCCAGCTGGTACGCCAGTTCTACCCGGCGGCGCGGGAAATCCGCTACTCGCCGGAAGTGAAAACCGCGATGGTGCTGAAGGCAAAAGACACCATCAGCAGCGGACGCCTGGAATACGACGCAGGCCAGACCGACATTACGCAGTCTTTTATGGCAATCCGCAAAACCATGACCGCCAGCGGCAACCGCTCCACCTATGAGGCGAGCCGCAGCGAGGACGCCAGCCACGCCGACGTCGCCTGGGCAATCATGCACGCCCTGCTTAACGAACCGCTGACCGCCGCCAGCGGCGGCGCTAACCCTTCAATTCTGGAATTTTATTAATGAGCAAACGCAAAAACCGCAAGGCTTTCAACGCAAAGACGCAGCCCGTGCAGGCCGCCGCGCCGCCGCAGCAGGCCGAGGCGTTTACCTTTGGCGAGCCGACGCCGGTGATGGATAAGCGCGATATTCTGGATTATGCCGAGTGCATCGGTAACGGGCGCTGGTATGAGCCGCCGGTCAGCTTTCACGGGCTGGCGAAAAGCCTGCGAGCGGCGGTGCATCACAGCTCGCCGATTTACGTGAAGCGCAACATTCTGGCGTCTACGTTCGTGCCGCACCCGATGCTCAGTCAACAGGAGTTCAGCAAGTTTGCGCTGGATTATCTGGTGTTCGGCAACGCGTTTGCCGAGCTGCGCCGTAACGGTCTCGGTGAACCGTGGCGACTGGAAACCACACCCGCGAAGTTTACCCGCCGGGGCGTGGAGGAAGGCGTTTACTGGTTTGTTAATGACTGGAAAGAGCCGCACCCGTTTGGTGCCGGTAGCGTGTTTCATCTTATCGAACCGGACATTAACCAGGAGCTGTACGGCCTGCCGGAATACCTCAGCGCGCTTAACTCCGCCTGGCTGAATGAAGC